AAGTTGAATGAGGATCCAGCCCCAACTGGTCTATGAGCCATTATTTTATGAGATACACTTTTAGTTATTTATAAATTCTTAATTATAACATCTTTTATACGGATACCACACTCACAATAACTGATGGTATTGCTGGAACCACACCTGATGCAGATACTGCCTTTAATCTTATATGCACATCAGTAGCACTTATCATAAGTTCGTAATAATCATTTGCATTTGATGCTACTACGAAGTTCCATGCAGCAACAATTTCTGAGCTGGTTCCCTGAACTGCTAGTTCTGTTGCACTATTTGGAACATCTAATCCATTTTTTCTTAACCATATGTAAATATGAGCACCAGAACCTTGAGTTTTGTCTATCTGCAAAGAAAACTGAATATTATAAACACCACTATTTGCAACGACAATATGAGAACTATTTGCTATTGATACTTGATTTGAAAGGTCTGTTGTGTTTAGTCTAACTGGTTGGTGAGTGTTTACTCCAACTATTGTTTGTGTTGTGGTATCAAAGAAGTTACCATAGTATCCAGTAACTATGCCACTTACATTTCCAGAATTTATATTGACAAATTCAGCCTTATTTGATGAGGAATCCCATTGTAAAAATTTTGAATTATAAGCACTTGGATTGGTAGCAATACCAACAATATCATCCAAATATCTTAATTGAGTTTCACCACCACCACCTAATGTAGAAAGTTGCTGCTGAATACGATTAAGGAAAAGTCTATAATGTTTTTGTAGGTCATCAAGTGTTGCAAAGTTTTGATCCAAAGGTGTAAGTGGATCATTTTGGACTTTAGTGCTTGAAGGTTCAGAAAGAAGTCCTAAAGATTTTTCTATGAGTGATTCAGATTTTTCATCTGTTTTTGGTGATTCTTCAACACACCATTCGTATGATGAATCCTTTCCCGTATTTTTTTCTACTATATTATCTACAATTTCTTGAACTTCATCAATAACTTCTTCTACAATTTCCTGAACTTCTTCTATTGGTTGTTCTTTTACTTTATTAGAATACAACCAATTTTCAAATGCTTCTAAAGTCTTTTCTTCTTTCTTTTTTTTGATCTTAGTCTTTTTCTTTAAAGTAGTTACTTCTTCAAAGATACTATTTAAATTTAATTCACCGACAATTGAGTTAAATTCTTCTTTTTTCTTTTTCTTCTCAGTGCTTACTGAAGAAAAAAAATCTGATAAATCTATTTTAACTCCAAAGTCATCCACTTATCACTCTTCCTCATCCGCATACGTATCTTCATCTGCAACATCGAACATAGAATTTGCTACTGCTGGTCTAAAAGAATCAATTTTTTCTGCAGACTTTGCAAAAAGAAGCTCTTTAATCTTATCACTTACTTGTGACGGTGATTCGTCAGCAACAATCATATCCAGAAGATCATCCATTTTTTAATACCTTTAGTTAATCGTTTTTATTTATATCTCACCACCCTTAGGAATTTCTGCAACTCTAGCATCTACTTCTGTTGCAGCACCTTGGGCATCAAGATTTGGTTCCATTACAGGTTTTCCTAAATCCATCTGTGATGTTTCGGGTCCTAAAGGCATTCCTGTTGCTGGATCTACGGGAACATTTGGATCCGGAATAATACCATCTTTAATTTCTTTTTTGATAATTTTGTCTTGCTCAACAATCTCTTCATCAGTTTGACGAAGAATTTTTCTTCTTACATAATCTTGAGAAAAATATTTTCCAACATATGGTTCTGCAACTTGAACCATATTCAATCTTTCATTCAGAAGTTCTGCATCCTTAAGTTCTGCAAAATGATTATCATAAAGAAAATCATACTGAATATGTTCATCCATCATCTCCCAATCTTCGGGAGTAATGATATTCTTTAAAATCAATTGTGTCTTTAACATATCATTAAACATATAAGAAAATCTTTTTCTTAAACGTGCAACGAATTTACTGAACTTAACTTCATCACGAAGAATTTCAGATGAACGACCAAGATTAAATCCACCTTCTCCATCCATTCTTGATGGTGGAACATTTAATGAACGATAAAGTTTTTTCTTAAAGTATTCAATGTCGGTAATTTCTCCAAGATTTTGCCCACCAGGAAGGGTAGAAATTTCAGTACCTCTTCCACCTTCTCTTCTTGGAAGCCAGAAATCTTCAAGCATTGCCATAAACTTTTTATCGTCACGAATCTCTCCAGTGTTTGCGTCATAGACCATTTTATTTCTATAACGCATCATTACATCACGGAGATATTGTTCTGCTTTTACTTTTGGCAGATTACCAACATCAATATAAAAAATACGACGTTCTGGAGCACGAGATAGTCTGTAAATAACTAGACTATCTTCAATCATACGAAGTTGATTGAGAGACTTAATTGCTTTGTGTAGATATGAAAGAGTTGACCCTTTGTTTCTGTCTACAAGACCTGAAGTGCAATATGTAATTGAATCTTTAGAAAACTTGATTCCACCAGTTCCACCTAAAGAAGATGGATTGGTGGTTGGGTAAGTCATTTTTGGATTATAAACAAAGTATTCCTCAATCTCAGGAAATTCATAAGACATTGGATCATCAATATTTACATTTGCCAATCTATAAATTTTCTTATCCTTTTCTGTCTGTTTTTGTTGACGAACATAACGCATTTTCATTGCGTCAATATAACGAAGTTCTTGAATACCCTCGTGAGGATTTTTTAGATCAATTACTTTATGATAGTAAAGTTTTCCATCAACATACCAATTTCTGTAGATTTCGTGTGACTTTCTATCAAAATCCAATAATTCTAAAATATGTCTAAACTCTTCTCTAATTTTTTTCTTTATTCCATCACTTGCATTTAAATTTGATAGTTCAATTGATACGGGACTATCATTGGTGTCACTTACAATTGCTTCATTAACAATATCTTCAATAGCACTATCACACTCGGGGTGAAGTGCCATTTCCCGATATCTTTTAATTAGATCAAATTCTGTCCTATAAACACCTTCAATATCTACATATGAACCAAAAAATCCACTAGTCAGATAAAAATCACTCCCGTCCTCATTGTTAGGTGGAACGGGAGAAACTATACCTGGAGATAATGGTTCATTATCTTCAATAGAAAATCCAAACAACTTTGCCATAATTTATTTTATTTTGATCCTTGATATATTTATTATATCAGTTTTCACCCGTATATGGAGTCCAGTATTGAACTTGGAATTCTACGGTAAACTCTTCGATAGTATCTGCAGTGTCATATGAGAGATCAATTGCAGAAATGTTGGTTGGAAAAATGCTGTAAAACTTATACTGCTTTGCAACCTCTAATCCAGAACCGACTGCAGCGTTTCCACCAACAACACTTGGAAGTCTCTTTAATTGCTTAACGAGAACATCTCTCATATAATCGTTAGGGGAAGTTGCACCACTTCCATCAGCATATTGTCCAACATACTGCATCCAAGCTTCCATTGCTGTTCTAATCTTGAAATCTTCATCGTTGATAACGGTGATTGACCAAGTATCAAATGTTCTATCACCTGCAACTTTGAAGATTCTTCCTCTGAAAGGAACGTCAATAGATGCAATGTTTGACGCAGGTAAATTTGCTGTTTTACATAAAACTGAAAACTCATTTGCATCAAATTCTGCACCACCTGGGAAGTCGGTTAAAACGACTTCAAATAGATTGGGGCGGGCACCACCGCCCTTGAGTGCTGTTTTAAAATCCTGAATACTGTGTGCCATTTTTAGGTCCTCCTTGTTGTGTTTTTAATTAAATCAAACTGTACCAGCTACTTCTTCAAAAGATATGCCAGTGCGTGTAGCAACAAAAGTAAGAGTTACATAATTAATGGACTTAGCAGGTTTCAGATAAATGTCTGCTCTAAACTCATTATTATCAATCACATCAGGAGTGTTGTTTGACGTATCACAGACGACTAAGAAACCATAGAGTCCTCTCTTTGCCTGAACATCACGGAGGTAAGGTTCAACAATGTTCTTAAAGTTTGCTCTTGTGAGTTCATCGTTCAATTCAAAGAGTTGTGCCTGAGCAGCTCTTTGAAGTGCCTGTTCAATTGTGAGGAACAAACGACGAACGTTGATTCTATCAAATGCCGAAGCATATGTGAGAGCAGTTTTATCGCCAAAAAGGAGAGTTCCAATTCCAGGTTGAGTTACAATTGAATTGATTCTTAGTGGATAAAGTTGATCTCTCTGATCCTTGTTTGGATTATAAGCAAGTTTAATTGCATTATTAATAATTCCACGTTGTTGACCAGCTGGTGAGAACCAAGGATAAGAAATGATGTTTGTTCTTGTCATTAACCCAGCAATATCAGCGTTGCAGGGAATATAAACAAACTTATTATTAAATCTATCATAGGTGTACTTGTATCCACTATCAAACACTGCATATGATGAAGAAGAAAGTGGGCTGAAGTACTTAATTAAGTTATTGGTTTGAGTCGTGGTGTTTGTGATTCCTATTAGATTTGCTCTGTGAGGACCAATGCAAGCCATACAATCTTGTCTATTTCCTGCTACAGAAATTAGATAGTTTGCTTTTGCTTGAGAATCTGACTCAGAGTCTAAACCAGGACCCATAATTAAATAATCTGCTTGTATTTCATCCTTATTGGAGAATAAACCGTAAGAGGTAATCAAATTCCCCAAAGTTGCCTTCATTCCACCTGCAGCAGAATAATCAACACCACCACCTAAAGTATAGGTTTTGTTACCGATTGCACTAAAGGTTATGTCTTGAGCATTTTGACCCCATAGACCCTGTGCTGTTGTATATGTGGTGAATGCTGTAGAGAATCCAGTTGCTCTTGGTGTTGTGGTCCAATATGAATCGGAAGCACTAGATGGATTATTTCCTGCATAAATTTGACCAGAAAAATCTGCCAAATATTGCTTATACCAAATCTTTTGAGGTGAATTGACAGCAGAAACAGAATCAAGTGCTTTTGAGAGGCCAAGGTGCTTTTCAATAATTGTACCTTGATTTCCTGTTATGGTTCCGAGATCATCAACAACTGCAATATGAATCCCATCATTTTTACCATTTCTATCCAGAGAATATCTGTTAGAAGTTGGTTTTGGTGCAATCGATTTCCAGTAAACTGTTGAATTTGTTAATCCAAGGGTTTGGTTGTCGTACCAATCCGAAACAGATGCAACAGTTGCAGACCCAGATTGACTTCCTGAATTATTAATAAATCCAACTGTATTTGCTGCAGCAAATGCGGCAATAGTAGAACCCTCTGCATAATTAATTTTTGTTTCAGTTCCAGCACTAGAAACTCTTGAAACAACCTTTACATCAATTGTGCTATTTCCGTTTGTTGAATCTGTAGTTATACCGGTAATAATGCCCTTAAGATATCCAGTAAACAGAGAAGTGCTTCCAGACCCTGCAATTACCTGATTGGTAAGAGCAACAGTGACTCCATAACCAACAGTTGCACCTAGAGCAACAAGGCTGGTTGTGGTGATACCTAAAGTTTGGTCTGCTAAATCATCAATAAAACAAACTTTAAGACCATTTCCCCAAGAACCTGGATTTTTTGCTCCATATGTATAGTTTGTACCGTCCGAATGATTATTGGTATAATCATCATAGTTATCAATCTTTAAACTAGTTGTAGAAGCAATTCCTACTCCAGCATTAGCATTGTTTAGAGTTGATCCGCTAGTTCTTACAACTTTTAAAACTCCACCATATGAAAGATATGATGAAGCACTCATCCAGTATTCATACTGAGCATCTGTTGAGATGGGCTTACCAAATACATTGATTAAGTCTTGCTCAGTTGTAATATCAATTGGATAATCTACTGGTCCAATTGGAAAAGGTCCTGCAATTGCACCAATATTATCTAAAACATTATCAGCTCTTCCTACCGTTAAATCAACCTCCCTGACTAGTACTCCAGGAGATAAT